TATAATTTAGAATTAGAAAACGAATTTGAAAAAAGATTACAGTTTACACCATTAGACAATCATTGTCGTAATATTGTCCATATCTATTCATCATTTTTATTTAGAGTACCAGCTACAAGAAAACTAGAGTCTTTAAATGATGATCCATCAACACAATTATTCTTAGATGATGCAGACTTAGAAGGTAGATCATTTGATGCTTTATTAAGAGAAGTACAAACATACGCTTCAGTTTACGGACATTGTTGGTTAATTCTTGATAAACCTAATTCAAATGCAAGAACAAGAGCAGAAGAGTTACAACAAGAGATCAGACCATATCTAAATATATTTACACCAGAAAATGTGATGGAGTGGAATTACGAGAGGGCGGCTTCTGGTAAATATTATTTATCTTACTTAAAAGTCAGAGAGAACAGAACAAAAGACAAAGATACATTTAGATTATGGTACTTGGATAGAATTGATACAGTAGAGATAGAAAGAATGGGTGCTAGAGATCCAAAACTTATTGAGTCTGTACCAAACCCATTGAACACGATACCAGCAGTTATCTTATACAATCAAAGATCACATGATAGAGGAGTTGGTGTATCAGATTTAACAGATGTTGCAGATTTGCAACGATCTATCTACAATGAGTTATCAGAGATTGAACAGCTTATAAGATTATCAAACCACCCAAGTTTAGTTAAAACAAGAGATGTTGATGCTAGTGCTGGTGCTGGTGCGATTATTGAATTGCCTGATAATGTTGATCCAGCATTGAAGCCTTATATCTTACAGCCTTCAGGACAAAATTTGGATAGCGTATTAAAAACTATTCAGAATAAGATTGATGCTATCAACAGACTAACTCATGTAGGGGCTGTAAGATCAACAAGCGAAAGAACTGTATCTGGTGTTGCTCTGAGAACAGAGTTCCAATTATTAAATGCTAGATTATCAGAAAAAGCTAAATTGATTGAATTAGCAGAAGAACAAATATGGAGATTGTTCGCTAGATGGCAGAATAAAGTTTTTGATGGTTCTATTTATTATCCTGAATCATTTGATCTTAGAGATTGGGCAACTGATCTTGAAGTCTTACAACAAGCTAAAGCAAGTAATATTAAATCTGATACATTTGTAAAAGAACTAGATAAACAGATTGCAAGAACTGTTGTAGAAGATGACGAAGCATTATCTAAAATAGATGATGAAATTGATAATCAAACAACTAGACTTGGAGAGTTTCCTCAGACACCGATAACAGCACCAGAGGTGTAAAATGGCAGACTTAATAGAAGAACTAGGAAATTACAGGCAACGTAAGGTTACAGACTTATCTGATAGTCATGTTGCAAGATTGCAACAATCATTACAAGAGTTAGAAGATCAAGTTATTACAGAAGCAAAAAAGATTGATCCTAAACGTGGTACACTCAAACTTAGAACAACAGCCGCAATAGCATTAAGACCAAAGCTTAAACAATTAATTGAACAAACTTATCTTACAGCAGTACAAACCAACATATCAGAATATGACAATGCCGCTTCTTGGCTTGTTGCTACATTTAAAAAATATCCAATACCAGAAGAGTTTAAAGAAATAACAGAATTAGATTTGACGACTATACAACAATTAAAACGAGCCGCTTATTTACCTTTTGAGGATCTAGGTAATCAGTTTGCTAATGATTTAGCACAAGAAGTTTACAACAGTACACTTACAGCTACATCTACAGATGATATGGTCTCTAATCTAAGAGGTAAGATTAATGGAGTCTATCAATCATCTAACAACGAAGAAGCACAAGAACTTGTAGATTTTATAGCTAACAATCCTGATAAAACAGAAGATATTAAAACAGCCGCAGAAAGATTAAATACTATTTATGGTAGAGATAGATTAGGTAACAATTTAAGACGATATGCAACACAGTTAGTACAAGACTCATTAATGGGATTTGATGGTCAGTTTGCTAAATATAGAGCAGATGAACTAGGATTAACACATTACAAATACTCAGGTACAACTGTTAGAGATACTAGGGATTTTTGTAGAAGAAACGTAAACAAAGTTTATAGTGAAGATGATATTAGAAGAATTTGGACTACCCAAACTTGGCAAGGAAAAGCACAGGGTGATCCATTTGTTGTTAGAGGTGGTTATAATTGTCGCCACCACTGGCAACCTACTGATCCTGATTGGGATTTGTAATTGACAAAAAAGACAATAAAATTTAGGAGTAAATATGGACGAGAAAAAACAAAACTCGGTGGAACAAACTGAAGTTCCTTCAAAAAATCAGGAAACTGTTGAAGCACCGAAAGAAGCTAAAGTAGATGCAAAAGCATTTACAGAAGATCAAGTAGAAGCAATAGTTCAAAGACGCTTAGACAGATATAAAAAATCTGTATCTAACAAATTAGATGGCGTGGATATTGAAGAAGCTAAAAAGCTAATAGAGGAAAAGAAACAGAAAGAGCAAGAACTTGCTTTACAGCGAGGTGAGTTTGAAAAAGTTATGAAAGAAACTGTATCTAAAAAAGATCAGGAAATTTCAAAGCTGGTTGCTGAGTTACAGAAGATTAGAATTGATGAACAATTAGTCAATACTGCTTCTAACTTGAAAGCTATCAATCCTAACGAAGTTAAAGCTTTGTTAAGAAATAGTGTAAAGTTAAATGACTCAGGAAGTGTTGAGGTCGTTTCAGATAATGGAACACCACGATACACAGAAAAAGGCGATCCAATGCAAGTAAATGATTTGGTAGCTGAGTATCTAAATAACAATCCACACCATCTATCAGCGACACCTAGTGGCACTGGTAGTCAAAGTGCGATTGGTGGCGAAACACCGAAGCCTATGAGTATCAAAGATTTAGATATGAATAACCCTAAAGATAGGGAAGTTTATAAAAAATTGAGAGAAGAAAGACGACAAGGTGGAATGAAGGCAAACTTAATAATTGGCTAACATTTAACCAAAGGAGAATAAGATGGCTAATGAAACAACAAGTTCCACTCTCTCGGAACTATATACTGAAATTATCCAAGAAGCGATTTTTACGTTTCAAGAAACTTCAGTAATGAGACCACTTGTAACTACTTACAACATAAGTGGTTCAGGAAAACAGATTGCAGTACCAGTGTACCCAGCAATCTCGGCGGCGGCAGTAGCAGATGCAACAGATTTATCTAACACTGCTGTAAACCCAACAGAAGCAACAATCACTGCAAGTGAAGTTGGTGTAATGACTACACTTACTGATCTTGGTAGAGATTCAGCTTCAAGAAACGTAGCGGCAGACATTGGAAAACTTTTCGGTGATGCTATTGCGAAAAAAGTTGATAGCGACTTAGCGGCATTATTTGCATCATTTAAATCAGATAATGACTTAGGTGCGGCTGGTACTGAATTAACAGCAGACTTACTGTTAAAAGCAGAATCAATTTTAAGATCGTTGAATGTACCAAGACCATACTATGGTGTGTTCAATCCAAAAGCTATGTTTAACCTAAAGAAAACATTAACTGCGGCTGGTTATTCAACTGCGGCTAATGCAATCGGTGATGTTGCTAACGAAACATTAAGAAATGGTTATGCTGGAACTGTATTCGGTATTGACTTATTTGAAAATGCAAACTTAGCAATTGATGGTTCAGATGACTCTGTAGGTGGTGTATTCCACCCAGCTTCATTGGGTCTAGCTATGAAAACAGACTTCAAAATTGAAACTCAAAGAGATGCTTCTCTAAGAGCAACTGAAATCGTAGCAACTGTAACTTACGGAACAGGCGTAGTCAAAGATGACTATGGTTGCCAAGTAACTACAGACGCGGCACTGTAATTAGTGTAATAATTCTGGGGGTTGAAATATACCCCCAGATAGATAAAAGGAACGTATGAGTAATTTTTCTACAGACGCAGATTTACAAGTATTTCAACCAGATATTTTAGGTTTTGGAGTTGCAAGTTTTACTTCACCAACGGATTACCACGCATTAGCAAAAGCAGACATTGAAAGACAATTAAGAATAGATTGGTTTCCAGTTTATCAAAGAAACGTATATGAAGATATTTCAGTATTAGAAACAATAGAAATGGACGAAACAAAACTAACAGCCGCACAATGGAAAAGATGTTCAGTTTATAAAGTATTAGCAGATTACATTTGTCCACTATTAACAAAGTTTAATTCAGACGATAACCAAGATAGATTCCAAATCATGCAGAAATATTATCAAACAGAATATGCCAAAGAGTTTCAAGCTGTACTTAGAGATGGTGTTGAATATGATGATGATAGTTCAGGCACAATTACAAATTCAGAAAAAGAAGCATATCACAGACTAAGATTGATTAGATGAAAATTACCCCAAAGGTTGATGATGCTAGATTCAAACGTAAATTAAATCAACAAATTAGAGAGCAACCAAGACAAGTGCAAATAGCTTTAGGAAGAACTGCTGAGTTTTTGCTAGGCTTAATTAGAAAACGTACACAAAAAGGTAAAGACGCAGATGGTAAAGCTTTTAAAAAATATACACCTGAATATAAAGAATTTAGACGACAAAAAGGCAGACAAATTAGATTCCCTGATCTTAATTTTAGTGGGCAGATGTTATCTAATATGACACAAAAAGCTAATCCTAAACAAGCAATATTATTTTTTGCAAATAAGTTTCAAAATGTTAAAGCTGTTGGAAACCAAAAGAAAAGACCATTTTTCTTGATTGGTGATAAAGAACAAAAGACATTAATAGATTTTTTTGGTAAAGAATTATTTAAACAGAATAAATTAAGATGAGTACAAGAGAAAACATAGCGGCAAATATTATTACAGTTCTTGATGCTGTAACATCACCTATTGAATTAAAAAAGATTACAAGAGAACCATTTGATGTGGACGAACTAACTCAACAACAATACCCAGCAGTATTTATTCAATCTGGTAATGAAATTAGATCAGACGAGACAATGACTTCAACAACAATTACAAGACAAGCACAAGCAGATTTTATCTTAGTTGGTTTCGTAAAAGGTACAGATACAAATATTGATACCAAAAGAAATCAGCTTATAAGTGTAATAGAATCCACTCTAGAAACCGATAGGACTAGAGGGGGTAATGCAAAGAAAACTGAAATTGTAGAAGTATCTACAGATGAAGGAACTTTGTACCCAATCGGTGGAATCCGAGTAGTCGTGAGAGTAACTTATCACTATACTGCTGGAACACCTTAACAACTAACTTAGGAGAAAACCTATGGCAACACATACAGGCTCAGAAGGTACAATTAAGATTGGTGCTAATACTCTTGGTGAGTTAAGATCATTCTCTCTTGAAAGTACTGCTGAAACTATTGAGAAAACAAAGATGGGTGACAGTGCAAGAAGTTTTGCAGTTGGCTTAATTTCATTCACTGGTACTGCTTCTGTTTTCTTTGATGAAACAGATACAGCACAAGGTACTTGTGACGCTGGTACATCAATAACATTAGAAGTCTATCCTGAAGGTGCTGATTCTGGTGATACATATTACTCAGGTTCAGCTATTGTAACAGGTAGAACAATAAACAGTTCATTTGATGGAATGGTAGAAATGGAATTATCATTCACTGGATCAGGTGGATTGACAGAAACAACAGTATAAGGAAGGCTAAAGCATGAGTGTAATAGATAGAGTAAAAGAACATTTTGAAAATAAAGGAATCAATAAAATTGAAGTCGCTGAATGGGGCGAGGAAGGCAAACCTTTAGAAATATACGCAAAGCCATTTACATTAGCAGAAAAAAGAAACTTATTCAAAAATGCCAAAAATGATGATTTAGCAGTTTTGGTAGATGCTATTGTATTAAAAGCATTAGATGGTGATGGTAAAAAAATATTTAAATTAGATGACAAAAAAACCTTACTTAATAGTGCCGATCCTGATGTAATTGCAAATGTTGCAACAAGAATGTTAAACACAGTAACACCAGAGGACGCTGAAAAAAAGTAAGATACGATCCAGAGTTATATTCCATACTTGCTTTGGGCGAAAAATTACATAAAAGTATGGAAGAAGTGCTAAGTATGACAGAAGAGGAATTTACATACTGGTTAGCATATTTTAAAGTGAAGGCAGATAAGGAGAAACTAACAAGTGGCAACAAATCGCCTTCAAGTAAGATTAGACGCAGTAGATAATACTAAACAAGCCTTCAATCAATTACAAGGCAGATTATCAAAAGTTAGACAATCTGTTTTTAATTTAAGAAATGCTTTGATTGGTGTTGGTGCGGCGGCAATTGTACGAGGTTTTGTAAAAGCTGGTATTCAAATTGAAAATTTAGAAGTTCAATTAAAAGCATTATTTGGTAGTGCAAAAGCTGGACGAAAAGCATTAGAAGAAGTTACTAAATTTGCGGCAACGACACCTTTTGAATTAGAAAATATACAACAAGGGGTTACTGCACTAGCTACTGTTAGAGAAAGAGCCGAAGAAGCGGGAGTATCATTTGAAGATTTATTACTAATTACTGGTAACACTGCCGCACAAATTGGCGGTGATTTTGCTTTAGCTTCTTTACAAATTCAAAGAGCATTTAGTGGGGGTGCGGCAGCGGCAGATACTTTTAGAGATAGAGGTATTCTTGCTATGGCTGGATTTGAAGTTGGTGCTAGAGTCAGTGTAGATAAAACAATTAAAAAATTTAATGAAGCATTTGGACGTGGGGGTAAATTTGGTAATTTAACAGAAGAATTAGCTAAAACATTATTTGGTACTGTTTCAAACATAAAAGATGCTTTTTTCCAATTTCAAGTTGCTGTTGCAGAAGGATTTTTTGGTGAGTTAAAAAAACAATTAGGTGATATTAAAAATTTTGCAAAAGAAAATGAAGAAGCAATAAAAGAATTTGGTAACAATGTTGGAGTAGCTTTGACTAAAATTATACAAGGATTAGGAAAAGCAACTAAATTTGTAGCAGAAAATTTTGAAACTATAAAAAATATATTTATAGCTATTGTAGCAATTAAAATAATTTCTTTTATTAGAAACCTAACTATCGCTATGGCTGGGCTTAATGCTGTTATGTTAGCAAATCCTATTTTCTTAGGTATTGCTGGTGTATCAGCGGCAATAATAGCAATTACAACATTAATTACAAAATTTGATGATTTTAAAAAATCACTCAAAGAAGCAAGACAAGAATTAGAAAAAATTAATCTTACAGACTTAACAATGGCTATGGGTGGTGTTGGTGCAACAAGAGGTGTTAAAGGTAAAATTATGCCAGAAATTTTTGTAAAAGACAGACCAATATTCACTCCTAAAGGACAAGAAAAAGATAAAAAATTCTTAGATAAATTATTAGAAAGAATTAAAGCAATAAATGCTGAAGTTAAAACAGGACTAGAGAAATCTTTTGAAAACATTAATGAACTTATTGGAAAAGGTATTGTTAAAGGTATTCAAACAATTTCAAAAGGAATTGCAGAATCTATTGTTCTTGGAAAAAAACTAGGTGATGTATTTAGAAATATTGTTCAACAAGTATTCATAAATCTTATTGCAAAGTTAGTTGAGTTTATTGCTTTAGAAGTATTTTTAATTGGAAAGAAAAAAATTGAAGAATTAATTGATAAAAGAAAAACAGCAGAGGTTGAAAAGCAAAATAAAAAACTTAAACAACAATTAGCAATAGAAACAGCGATAGCCGCAGTAAAAGCATTTTCTGGTGGTGGCTTTGGTGGTTTTGCTGAAGGTGGGCAAGTCAAAGCTAGAGCAAATGGTGGTGCGGTAGGTATGGGTCAGGCTTTTATGGTAGGTGAACGTGGTAGAGAATTATTTATACCAAATCAAGATGGAGAAATTGTATCTAATGAAAGATTACAGCAATTAGGAACAAATGTTAATTTCACAATCAACGCAACAGATGTTAGAGGTGTAAAAGAATTATTAATTGATAATAGAGCAGTTATTGTAAATATAGTCAATTCTGCATTAAACCAAAAAGGGAAAGCGGCATTAGTATAATATGAGTGGACAATTACCTACATCACCCCAACCAAGAAACGCAAGTATAGGTTCAGAGCAAAACACTTTGATAAGTGTTACAACATCTGGCAGAGTTCAAGCTAGACAAATAGACGGACAAAGATTTGTAGTTACGCTTGTATATCCGCCAATGAGTAGATCAGAGTTTGCACCAATCAAAGCATTTCTAATGAAACAAAGATCAAGATTAGAAACATTTACAGTAATACCACCAGCTACAGAATCAGACGCACAAGGCACAGCTTCAGGCACACCAACGGGTACTGCAAGTGCTGGTGCTACATCAATCACATTAGGTGGTTCAGGTTCAGGAACTTTAAAAGCTGGAGATTATATCAAGTTTGCAAACCATGATAAAGTTTATATGATTGTTGCAGATAATTCAGATATTTCTACAGGGACATTAACGATTGAACCACCACTAAGAACAGCAGTATCAGGTCAAAACATAACTTTTGATGATGTGCCAATTACTGTAAGACTTAGAAATGATGTGCAAGAATTTTCTATTGGAACAACTAATCTATATCAATATCAGTTAGATGTAATTGAGAGTTTATAATGGCTAGAGGTTTAACGACAGCAGTTAAAACAGAAATAGCTACAAATCAACTTAATCCTATAACATTAGTCTTTTTAGGTATTGGGTCTGGTTCAAGATTTACAGATCATTACAAAGATATATCTTATGACTCAAATACTTATACAGCATCAAGTTTACTATTAGGAATATCAGACGTATCTGAAAGTTCTAGTGTTGCTGTAGATTCAATGACAGTTGTTTTTACAGGTGCAGACCAAACAATTATATCTTTATTGCTAAATAATGATTATATGGACAAAGAAGCAGAAGTTTACAAAGGTTTTTTAGACGCTAATCAAACTTTAATTGCTGATCCATTTTTATTATTTAAAGGACGTATTGAATCGTTTGCTATTGATGAAGATTCTAATTCATCACAAGTATCAGTAAGTATAGCATCACATTGGTCAGACTTTGAAAAAGAAAAAGGTAGAAAAACAAATACTAATTCACAACAATTATTTTTTAGTAGTGATGTTGGTTTTGATTTTGCATCACAATCAGTAAGAGATATTAAATGGGGTAGGTTATAATGCAAGAAGTAGTCAATCTTTATAGGCTTTATCCAAAATATAATAATATTAGTGATGATGAGTTAAGATTATATCTTATGCCTAGTATGAAACTAAGACAATGCAAAACACATTATGAAGATGAAGAAGTTATAGGTTTTACAAACTGGGCTTTTTTATCTGATGAAGCACAAAAAAAATTTAAAAAAATAGGTTGGTTAAAAGAAGAAGAATGGCTATGTGGGAATCACATTTGGCATATAGAGACAATATGCAAACGTAATTTAAAACAAATTATTAGATGGACAAAAAGAAATTTTGCAGAAATATATGGTGCTGGAAAAGCTATTAACTGGTTAAGAGTTGATAACGACAAAGAAATAAGAAATGTTGTTAAAATACATACAAAAGAGAGTTGGTTATAATGGGTGGTTTTGTAAATAAAGCTGTTAGTGCGGCAGTTGGTATAATAAAAGGGTCAAGTGTCGCTAAAATAATTGGTGGCATTGTTTTAGGTGCGGCAGTAACAAAAGCTATTGGTTGGATATTACCTAAGCCAAAACTAGATGAATTTGATTTACCTGAAACAGAAACAGCACAAGGAGTTTTACTTAATAAAGCATCAAACAATGCACAAATACCTGTGGTTTATGGAGAAAGAGAAATAGGTATCACTAGAGTATTTGTAGAAACATCTGGTACAGATAATCAATACCTTTATATGGCGGCTGTGCTTTGCGAAGGTGAAATAAACTCAATAGAACAAATTAAAATAGATGATAAACCCGTAACATGGGCTGGTGCATTAGCACATCACGCAACAGTAGAAGTTAATAGTTCTGATAGCAACTTTTACAAAGATGCAGTAAGTTATATTCAAGTAGAAACATTTTTAGGTAAAGACGGACAAACTGCATCTGATATTTTATCTAACTCTACGAACTGGGGAACTAATCATAGATTAAGGGGTGTTGCTTATCTTGCTTTTAGATTTAGATGGAATCAAGATATTTTTGGTTCTTTACCAGATATAAAAGTTAAAATAAAAGGTAGAAAAGTTTTTGATCCAAGAGATTCATCTACAGCCTTTTCCGCTAATTCTGCATTATGTTTGTTAGATTATTTAAGAAATGACAGATATGGAAAAGGTTTGGCTGATTCTGATTTTGAATCTAGTTTTTCTTCTTTTTCTACTGCGGCTAATACTTGTGATACACAAGTTACACCATTTTCAGGCGGTTCTAATATAAATTTATTTGAAACTAATGCAGTTTTAGATACGTCACAAAAACTAATTGAAAATGTAAAAAAACTTCTAAATCCAATGCGTGGTATATTTACTTATAATAGTGGAGTTTATAAATTAATTATAGAAGGCACAGGATCAGCAACATTTACTATAACATCTGATAATGTAATTGATGGTATTAAAATAAATGGAGAATCTAAAAACAATAAATTTAACAGAGTTATAGGTACATTTGTAAATCCTGATAAAAACTTTCAACAAGATACAGTTTCATTTCCACCAGCAGATGATTCAAGTTTAGCTAGTGCAGATCGTCACGCAACAATGAAAACAGCAGATAACAATACAGAGTTACTTGGTAACTTTGATTTTCCAGCAGTAACTTCACCATTTCAAGCAGAAGAACTTTGTGAAATTATTTTAAGACGATCAAGAGATGCACTGGCAGTACAATTAACTTTAACATCAGAATTTTTAGAAATTACTGTAGGCGATATTGTTAATCTTACTTATGTAACAGCCGCTTTTAGTGCAAAACCTTTTAGGGTTATTGATTTAACAATAAATGCAGATTTAACTGTAACAGTTGAATTAGTAGAACATCAAGATTCAATTTACACCTATGCAACAAAGACACAAGCACCAACAATCGCTGATACAAGTTTGCCAAATGTAAATATAGTACAACCACCAGCGAGTGTTACATTAGATGATAATTTAATTGAATATAATGATGGAACTGTAATTGTTGCTTTAGATATTACAATCGGTGCATCACCAGACAACTTTGTAGATTTTTACCAAGTAGAATACAAAAAAAGCACAGACACAGATTTTATTATTTATGCCCAAGGTAGTGGACTTAATCATAGAGTTTTAAATGTTATTGACCAACAAACTTATGATGTAAGAGTCAAAGCAGTAAATAGTTTAGGTGTCTCATCAACTTATGTTTCTGCACAAAGAACTATCGTAGGTGCTATTGCACCACCATCAGATGTAACTGATTTTTCATGTAATATTCTAGGACAAGAAGCACATTTAGGTTGGGAACAAATACCAGATTTAGATTTAGCATTTTATAATCTAAGGTTCTCAGAAGAAACTGATGGAACTGCCGATTGGCAAAACTCAGTTGCTTTAGTAGAAAAGGTATCAAGACCAGCAACGTCAATATCTGTACCAGCTAGGACAGGAACTTATCTAATTAAGGCAGTAGATAAATTAGGTAACTTTAGTTCTAATGCTACAGCAATAATTTCAAACGTAACTGGTGCTTTAAATTTTAATGCAGTAGCTACACAAGCAGAACACCCTACATTTGCTGGAACATTAACAAATACAGTAATCACTGATAATGCCATTGAGTTAGATTCTTCAGAATTATTTGATGCGGCTAGTGGAAACTTTGATGATGAAACGACAAGATTTTTTGATTCAGGTGT